TTATGGTAGTGCAACTGATTATATCCTTGAAATTAAGGGTATTGCTGGCACACAGATTCAACTCAACCAGTATATTCATGGTAGAAATGTATATCAACTTGAGTTGGGCGTTGCAATTACCGAAAGTGGAGTTGCTGATACATTCCGTGTTGGAGACCAAATTTCCTTGTTACAAGGCACGATTGAAAAAAATCCTGGTTTCCGTGCAACAGTGACAAAGTATGTCAATGACCCAGATAATGGCATTCATAGACTTTGGATTGGTGGTTTGACTGACGTTGGCACTGGCGCTGATATTTCAGAAGTCCTGACTTCTACAAATAATATTGGTAAGATTGATATTGGGTCTAACTTCCCAACAATTTATGCAGGTGTTATTTCATATACCGATACTGAATATTCATCTTACGGTAAAGTCATTGCTATTGAGCAAAGTGGTATTACTGCTACTATCTGGGTTGAAGATGCGGTTGGTGAATTTGTCAATAACATGTCAGTTTATTCTGATGGAGATTGGGTGGGTGCAGTTTCGTCTGCTCGTAAACTGATTGGTCGTGCCGACAGATACTTTAGAGGTTTTGATGGCGAGCAAACCACATTCAAACTGACTATTGAGAATGGTCAGGCATACTTCCCAGACCCCGCTGGACACTTGCTGGCATTCGTTAACGGTGTGCTGCAACCACCAGGTGCTACAGCGTCTTATGTGGCATTCTCCGATAGCATTCAATTTAATGAAGCTCCTGAAATTGGATCTGAATTTATCGGTTACTATGTTGGTAAACTCCGTCAACTGGATGATATCAGTTTTGAGTTTGACTCCTTGAGGTCTTCCTTCAACCTGAAGCGTCAAGGTCTATTCTACTCACTGACACTGACTGAAGGTGTTTCTTCTAATACCATCTTGCCCGAAAATAACATTATTGTTTCTCTTAACGGTATTATTCAGAAACCTGGGGTTGCATATGAGTTGGTTGGTTCTAGAATCATCTTTGCTGAAGTGCCTCGCGCAGGAAGCACCTTTGTTGGATTCTCCTATATTGGTAGTGATGCTGACGTGATTGCGGCAACTGTCGTGCCTCCTGTTGAGACTGGTGATAGATTGAGAATTGATGGTGAAGAGTTTGAAAGAGATGTTGCGCTTATCGAATCGTCTAACTCTCTGATTACCTTTGAATATACTGGATCTGTTAAAGGTCGTAATGCTGCTGCTATCTCTGAGATTATTAGTGGAAAACTAAGCGAAGCAATTCTCACATCACCTGGTGATGGTTATACGTCCCGCCCCAACGTGGATGTTATTTCATCTTCTGGTTTTGACGCACAAGTTAAAGCATTGAATGGTGTTGCACGCATTGATGTGAGGACTTCGGGTGCTGGTTATACTTCTCCTGTTGTCCTGATTGACAATGAAGTTCCTGATGATTTCGTTAATCCTTCGGGCACACCAATCAATGGTGGTTTTGATATTTTCGCAGGTGAAGGTCCTGAAGGTGGTGGTGGCACAACAATCACTCCTGGCACTATTGCCATTCAGTTTGACCCCGCTAACGTAACAGTTAACCAAGGTCAAACTGCTGCATTCACAGTTGTGGCAACGGTTTCCAATGACCAAACTCTCAACTATCAGTGGCAGAAGAAGGAGTATGGCACACAAACTTGGAGCAATATTATTGGTGCTAACCAGTCAACATTCACAACTATCTCTACTGCACAGGCAGATGATGGTGATGAATATAGGGTTGCAATCACTGCTGCAGGTGCTACACCTGTCTACTCACTGTCTGCTATCCTCACGGTCCAGACTGGTGCTACGGTGATTCCCCACTTCGTCCCAACCCAAATCTTCGAGGACAACTAAATAAAAGTAAAAAGATGGCAGCAACCGCTACCTACAATCCAGCTACTAGAGTCTTGGCAGTCGCAGCAGACGGTTTGCCAAGACCTGTATCGTATGGCACTTTTCCAAATGCCAATAACCCCAATACGGTCCAAGAGCAGGACTTTGACCACGACTTCACTTATCGGGGTGGGCAGTTTGGCACGTCTAGGACATTTGATGATGCAAACTATACTCATGATGGTTTCATACGGACAATTACACTGTCTGTCAACGACCTGACGCTGTTTACACCTCCTGCATCAGCGAGTATTCGCCCAGGTGACCGCATTCTTTTTGTATTTGGAAATGGCGATAAGCGAGTTTTCTTGTTTAAGGGTACGGATTTCACTTCTCTTGCGGGGGAGTGCTGGTTGGCAAGTGATGATGCTTTGGAATTGATTATGGATGAGCAGGAGACAACTCCTGTAACTGGCACATATGAATACTTTGACCAACGTGAAGCTAGACAGGCAATTCCACTTGGGCAGATTGGTGTAACTTCAAATGGTGTAGCAATCTTCAATCCTAGTGCTGGCGGTGGTGGCAATCCACCCAGTGGATTTAGTTGGGTTGCAGCAGGAGAAAATCCTTTTATCTCATTCGGAGAAGATAATTGTGGTGGTCATCCAGAGCAAACAGGACAGTATCATTATCACGATACCCATTTTCTAGATTGTTGGAGAGAAGGTGCTTCTATAGCGTCTTACAATGATTATTATGGCACTACTCAGTTTAATGGGGATAACGTTAGACATCCTGATGGACATTCCAAAATAATTGGTATTGCATTTGATGGATTTCCAGTTTATGGACCTTATGGTTATACAACTCCATGGGATAGTTTAAGTGGCATACGGACTATGACTAGTTCGTTTTCTGTTAGAGATACTGAAGCGCCTGGTAGACCTGATTATGGTATTGACCAGGACAATCCTCCTGCAGGCACCTTAATGGAGGACTATGAATATATTGAGGGGTCTGGAGATCTAGACTACCACAATGGTAGATTTTGTGTTACTCCAGAATACCCAAATGGCACATATGCATATTTTCTATCGGTCGATGAAGATGATGCAGACGAACCTGTATTCCCATTTCTGATGGGTCTTAGCACTCGTATGCCAATCGATACGAGTTTTACACGCACTACTGTTGTAGCACCACCCCCTGGAGGAGGTGGTGGAGAGCCACCTGTGACACCTACATTGCAATTCACTTTGCAACCCGCAAACGCAACGGTCAACGTTGGTCAGACAGCAACATTTACAGTCCAAGCACAAGTGTTGCCAGAAAATGGACCTATCGGATATCAGTGGTATAGATCTACTGATGGTGGTTTTGCATTCGCTGCTATCACTGGAGCAACAACGAATGAGTATTCGATAACGGCTCTTGCTTATATGACTGGATATAAGTATCGGTGCCGTATCACGGGACCACAACCAGCAAATGATGCTTCCAATTCACCATTGGATTCTGTTGCAGTGACTCTCACTGTTGCGGGTCAAGGCGGTGGTGGAGATACTGCTAACCGCTTCGATAGCACATCAAGCACATTCGATAGCACCAGTCAAACCTTCGATGGCACCTAAATAACACTGTAAAAGAGCAAATCCTATGGCTAAGCAAAATCTGAGTATCGGCTCAGCAGCTAATGATGGGACTGGTGATAGTCTTAGAGATGGCGCTATCAAACTGAATAGCGTTATTGATGAGCTTTATACCAATCTTGGTAACGATACTAATCTACAAATTAGTGTTGGGTCACCCACAACTGGACAATTCCTTAAGTATAACGGGTCTACGTTTACTGAGGGCAATTTTGATGCGCTGACAAGTGATTTGGATGTTGCTGGTAATAATATCACTTCAGTAACAAATGGTGATGTGGTATTAAAACCTCATGGTACTGGAGATATTCAACTTTGGGCAGGTGGCACTGGCAGTGCCCTGACATATATTGATGGTGCTGATGGTAAGCTAAAGTATTCCAACTTCTTTGATGAGTTGTCAGACCTACCTGATGTATCCACTCATCATGGTATGTTTGCCCATGTCCACAGTGAGGCACATGGATACTTTGCACACGCTTCTTGGATTCAGTTACTTGATACTGGTTCTTCCATCGGTGAATTGACCGATGTTGATATGACAGTCGGTGGTGGTCCTTCCGAGGGTCAAGTACTTAAGTGGAATGCTACCAATTCTGCATGGGAGCCTGCTAACGACCTTAATGAAGGTGGTGGGGGTGGTGGCACCACACAAAACTTGTTTGAAACTATCAATGCTGATAGTGGATCAACAACTGCTTCAGCAGCAACTGATACCCTGACCATTGCTGGCGGCACAAATATTCAGACAGCGATTGCTGGGGATACGGTCACCATCAACATGACTGGCACTTTGGGAGACCCCGACCAGAATGTATTTACTACCATAGGGTCAGATAGTGGGAGTAAAACTGCAAATAGCACTGCCACTACTATCAATTTGATTGGTGGCACTGGAATTAGCACTGCTATTAGTGGTGATAACCTCACTATCACAAACGACTCTCCAAATGTAGTCCAAGAGGTTTACAGGACCATTTCGGGTGACTCTGGCAGTACCACTGCAGCATTATCAACCTCAACTTTGACGATTGCTGGTGGCACTGGAATTAGCACCGCAGCAACTACCAATACTCTGACAATCAACGCCGATAGCAGCCTTCCTTCTGCTACAGAAAATGACAACTTAATTTATGATGGTAGTAATTGGGTAATTACTGAATCACCATGTATTGGATTTAGTATTAGTGGTAGTACTGGCACAGGATACTCATTTACTGGTGGTGGATATTCCAATCAGTCTGGCAACCCAACAATTTATGTGTATAGAGGATTTACATATAGATTTAATAATACCACTGGTGCTGGGCACCCATTCCAGATTAGACAGTCGTCTGGGGGCAGTGCGGTCACTAATGGTGTTACAGGCGACATCGAAGGTGTGCAATATTACACAATACCAATGAATCTTTCTGCAGGCACAACTTATGTGTATCAATGCACGATTCACTCTGGAATGGTTGGAAATATCGTAGTGGTCTGATAAATGCCAAGAACAGTACCTGGTAGTGGCGCTTCAATCGTCCCCATTTTTAATAGTATCTATGGGGTAAGAGAAGTCTATGTGGTTGAGAAGGGGTCTGGATATGACCCTGTGGATCCACCTAGACTTCGTATTGGTAATTGTGGCACTCCCATCCGTGAAGCAGTTTTACGTCCCGTCATTGAAGGTGACCAGGGAGAAATTACCGCTGTTGAGGTACTAGACCCTGGTGAAGGGTATGACCCCCTTAGATTAGAAATTGAAGATAGTGGGTCTGATGGAAGTGCTACAGGAAATATTTTTCTGAAAGATGATGGTGGTGTTGATTTTATTCAAATAACCCAACCAGGCGATGCATATTTTGATACCACTGCAGTAGTAAGAGGCGGCGGGGGCAGTGGTGCTGAATTGGTGCCAGTTACTGGTCTTATCACAGGTCTTTCTATCCTCAACCAGGGTAGAAACTATACTGCAGAAGATACTAATTTAATTATTTCTGGCGGTGGTGGTGATGGAGCGCAAGGTGTTGCAAATGTCAACCAATTTGGCAGTGTTTCATCAATCACTCTCACAAGTGAAGGTGAATTTTTTGAGACTCCTCCCCTGATTCAAATTATTGGTGGAGGTGGTAGCGGTGCTGCAGCATCTGCTTTTATTGACCTTGGTAGAATTACAAGGATTGATTTGCTTGCTGGTGGGGGTGGATATACAACTAACCCACAGATTATTTTCACCAGAGACACTGACCTTATCAGGACTGCTAGAAATAGACAGTCTCTCAACTCTGTAATTTTTCAACTTTCTGGTATTCTTAAAGATGTTGGTCCAGATGATGAAGAAATCTTTATTGAAAGCACAGATCCATTCGTAGGATCTGGTAAATTCCTTCTCGGTAGGGAAGTTATTAGATATACAGGTAAAACTCCCACATCGTTTACTGGTTGTGACAGAGGCACAAATTTCCGTTTTGACCAGAAAGTAGTTCTCGATACTCTTCAAGACGTAAATAATGTTTCGCAATATGAATTTAGAGTTACTGACCGTGTTAAGCGTGTTGTAGAAAACTCTAATAACCGAGTGCCTATTGTATATGACTGGATTCCTGAAGAGCGGGCATTATATTTGACGTTTGAAATTGACGAATTGGCATTCATTGATGCTGGTCGCTCAAATGAGAAAGCAAAAATTATTGCATTTGTTGGTGGTATTTCTGCGTCCAGTGGCACTGGTGTAGCACCTCACGTTTTGTTGGAAGCAGAAGGACAAGATATTGTTGCATTCACAAATCCACTCTCATTGATTCTCAATCGTAAGTTTGAAGACGATGATGAGTTGGATGGTGCGGGCGATGGCATTATTGATTTGGTAAATACTGATACTGAATATGATAATCAAATTAACTTAGATGGTGGTATTGCATCATCCAAATATGGTATTGAAGAAACTCTTGGTGGACAAAATACCACTTTGCTTCAAGTTGGTGACCAACTATATGATGGCAGTCCCTCTAGATTCGTTGCGACGGTGCAGTCTGCAGGTGCTTTGGGTGACGGTGACGATCATGTATCTACAGCAAATATTGTTATTACATATAACAATGCACTCTTCTTCAATGTTTCCCCACCAGAAAATATTCAGGGTGGCACCACTGGTGTAACTGCCACTATGGTTTCTAGAGTGACTGGACCTAAAGAAGGACAATACACAATTTCTGTTAAGAATCTTGTCAATAATGGGTCAAATTATAAGTTTGGTATTGGTGAAACTCTGACAGGAGTAACAATTGGTGCAGAGGCAACTGTTATCTCTGTTGAATATACCACATTCGTCCGAAACGAGGACGAATAACACTCATAAATAAAAAGAAGGCAATTTCCATAAAATGGCTCTACTTACCGACCAGTTTAGAATTTTTACTGCGGAAAGATTCCGAAAAGCACTGGAGGGTCCTGACTCTACCCAGTCTGACCTCGATGCAGGGTCTTCTAGAGACCGTCTGTATGTGTTTATTGGTCGTCCTCAACCATGGGATAACGAGAATGCACCGCCAGACCCCGTAGACTCTTTCCAAGAGTTTTCGGATGACTTTGCCGACATGATTTCATTGAAACGTGTTTTGGCGAATGACACTGTGCAAGTTGTTCGTCGGACAGACTGGATTCCCCCAGAGCAAACCACAGGTGGTCTGGGTTATGTTTATGACATGTATCGCCATGACTATAGTGCCACAAAGACAGCATCATCGGGTGCTACCAAACTTTATGATGCGGACTTCTACGTTGTTAACTCGTCGTATCAGGTCTACAAGTGTATCTACAATGGCACCTCACCTAGTGATCCTAACGGTAAGCCTTCTACTGTGGAGCCTACAGGCACCTCCACGTCAGTTATCACAACTGCCGATGGTTATCGTTGGAAGTACATGTATACGATTCCTGTTGGTCAGGTTTTGAAATTCTTCTCTAACGAATATATGCCTGTGCTAAGTGACACCGCTGTGGTGTCTGACGCAATCGGTGGTGAAATTGATACTATTATTATCTCTTCCTCTGGTGCTGGTTATAACAACGGCACTTATGAAAACGTGCCCATCAAAGGCGATGGCGTTGGTGGTCGTGTTTCTCTAGTTGTTGACGGTGGTCGAATTGTTTCGGCAACAGTGACTTCGGGTGGTAGCGGTTATACTTTCGGTAAAGTCATCATCGATGAAGTCAATGGTATCGGCGCTGGTGCAGGATCTGGTGGTAACGTTGAAGTAGTTGTCCCCCCTGTTAAAGGACACGGTGCAGACCCTGCTGTTGAGTTGGGTGGATTCCGAGTCATGATTAACACTAAGTTTACCTACGCTGAAGGTAGTGGTGACTTCCCAACTGATAACGACTATCGTCGCATCGGTCTTGTTATCAACCCAAACAAATATGGCACGGAAGAGTTGACCTCTGCGATTACTCTTTCTGCTACAAAAGCTGTTATCTTCTCGCCTACATTTACTGGTAACTTCCAGACTGATGAAATTATTACACAGTCTAGGACAGTTGGTGGTCAGCAGGTAACTGCCCGTGGTCGTGTAATTTCTTGGAATAGCACCACGAAAGTCCTCAAGTATTACCAGAATAGAATTGATGGTGTATTCCCAGAATTCACTGGTAACCTCCTTGAGTTTGAAGGGGGTAACCCTGTGGTTGGTAGCACATCTGGTGCATCCGCCGACCCCGATATTAACTTCCCCATTGTCTCTGGTGCATCAACTCGCATCATTAACAATACTGAGTATGACTTGGGTATGGCGTTTACTAATGGATATGCAAAACCAGAAGTTGACCCAAATTCGGGTGATGTTATCTACATAGATAATAGAGGCGCGATTACTCGTGCTGGTGACCAAATCGAAGATATTAAAATCGTAATCGAGTTCTAAGATGCCCCAGAATACCAATCTCAATATCTCTCCTTATTTCGACGATTTCGATAAGGACGATAATTTTTACAGAGTACTTTTCAGACCTGGATATCCTATTCAGGCAAGAGAATTAACCACTGCTCAGTCGATTCTACAGAATCAGATTGAGTCGATTGGTCAGCACTTTTTCAAAGAAGGTGCAATGGTCATCCCTGGTCAGGTCGGTTATGACTTGAATGTTCAGGCAATTATTCTGCAGACTTCTT